TGTTGATCCAAAAGAGTAAGCAGTCAAAATAAATGTTATGGTTACAGCCTGAGATGGCGCTCCCGCAAGTATATATAAATTAGAATCGCTTAAAGGTGAATCTAAAACTATTTCAGTACCATCGTCAAACGCAGCCTCGTATGTCATGGCTGTAACTTTGTAGTTACGCCCGTCTTTAGTGTACATTGGGTTTATTTTTAGTATTTGAGATCTAACGTTGCTAGATGCTGAGCCGTCAGCAGCTTGATCAACTGTCGTTACCATATCAACAACATCTCCTGTACTGAAATTCAAGTGACGCTCATCAGTAACGAAGCTTCTAATAAATGGCGTAAACTTAAATCTACTAACATATCTTTGCACCAGTAAGTTAGCCGCATCAGTGCCTATTAATTGGTTGTTCTTAAATAACTTATCTTTATGCTTGCCAAATAGATCTTCACCAATTATCGTATTATCCGAGAATTGACTGGCTTTTTTATAACTTGCAACACTATCATCATCTGCCAAGTTTCTTTTATCATAAACAACAAGCGCTCTAGATGCCCTTATTGAGTCTTGAGGCTTTTTAGTTACAGAGTAGGCGTTTATTTCTCTGCCCTCTATTATTAATGAGGATGATTGTTTCCATACACTAATGGCTGACAACTTTGCTAAATTCTCAGTTGTTGAAAACCATAAATCCATTAGAAAGCCTGTAAGTATGTTTTTTAATACATCATTTACGCTTTCTGATTCGCTATGTAAGGTGTTTATTTTGTCGTTAGCGTGCCATTCTGCAACCTCTGCCGCCCATTCAGCAGCAGGTATTAGCGATACATCAAAATCAGAGTCAACTAATACGCGAGTTAATAGGCTGTCAATAGTCTCATCATCTGAAAGCTCACATAAAAATACTTCATCGCCTGCGCTATGATCGTCTGCAACTGTTCTGGTTAGTAACTCACCCGATACAGGAGCAAATATGCTACTGCCCCTAGCAGCAATATTTAATGATGCTGTTGGCAGTAAGTTATCAGTAACACTTAGTACTTCAAAGAATTCATCACCAACACGAACAGCAAAAACACTTGAATAGTCTGTATCACCGTCAACAGGTATAGATGTAACAGAAGAATCGATATCTAGTCGCAGAAAGCTTTGTGTTGCTATTGGCCATGTCTTTTCGTTTAGGTTAGCAAGTGATAAAACATCTTTACATGCTAGCGTCCAGTCACCGTTACTACCTGCAATAAATGAGTTAGCAACATAGTGCCTAGATTGTGCACCATTAACCAAATCAACTGTACCGTCAGGTTGTACACGGTAAAGCTTTAGCCTGACAGCCTTGTTTTCAAATACCTGTCTAGCTGCTAACTTGCCAAAAAAAGTCCCTTGAGTTTTTACTGTGGGCGTTACACCTGGTGCATCAACATTCGGATCTTGTTTTTCATCATCAGTAAATACTATCTTTAAAGAACCCCTGCTTGATAATCCATCACCAGGCTTTAACTCTGTTGCGGTTTCGCTAATTGATTTTATTACTCTCCAAGGGCTACCAGGTAAAACTACAGGGCAATTCTCATTTGTGAATTTATAAGTTTTATATTCTCCAGTCCATGCTTGATCACATGTTAAAGGCGTACCAAATCCAGATACACCACCAACGGTACAAGCGCCAGTAATGACGGGCAGGTCAATCTCTAACACTTCAAAGTGTTCCTGCATTCGCATATTTCTTGTTGCTTCAAAAGATGCCATTTTATAACCCGTTGTAAGCTGTGAATTTTAGACTGATAGCATCTAACTGTCTTGTTTGTGAGTGTGCATTGATACCGTGTTTAGGGTCAAAGCAGATATAACTAGACTCTGGCTTATCTGATTGTTCCTTTATAAAAAACGGTTGCTCAAAGCTAAAGTCTATAAAGTCTTGCCATGCCCCCTCGGCAAAACTAGATAACTCATTAGGGAATGATAACGTACCCATAAGAGCTACTGACTTTCTAGTGCCTGCAACAGGGCCAACAACTAAATTAGTGGTGGTTCTCTGTGTTGTGTGGCGGTTTAACCATGCTCGCTTATATCCTGATTGCTCGCCAGTAGCGATAGTAATGTGCTTTCCTGCCGCAATAAAGCTAACCGTTGTTTGGTGGCTAGATGGCACTGTTACAAACTTAACAATTAAATCCTGAAAAGCTTGCTGAGGAAAGGTAAACATAACATTGTGATTTCTCTTGATTACAGCCGTACCCATTAGGGTTGTATCATTATACAGTTCAATTGTAGCTTGAGCAGGAGTGGCGGCATTATGACCAGATACAGCAACGTAACTAATATTTGTTTGTGCGCCATAGCTAACAGAGAAATCTTGAACATTTGTGCCGCAAGTGTAGTTTAATGAGTGATCAGGATCAGATAGATTACTTTCAATCTCATCGATACCAGGATCTGTTACAACTGGCGTTTGATCAATCAAAACATTACTAGTAGATATCGATATTCCGTTAGCGAGAACTTGACTCGCAACGTTGCTAATTATTGTCATTGAAATCTACCCTCTTCTTGTCCCTTGTTTAGCATACCGGCTATAGCGTCAATTAACTCATCGCCACTATCAGTGGCAAATCTAATTTGTTGATTGGTTGAGCCGCCTGGGTCAGCAGCAGTTAAATCCAAGCCAGTTGTTTCAGGTGCAAAATCATCTTGTTGCTGTTGCTGTCCAGTTGCGCCGCCTCCGCTTGGCCCTGAAATTGTTCCGCCGCCTTTACCTGCACTTTTAATATTATTAAGTTGAGCTAGCCCACTTGCAACGATTACAGCGGATTGACCTAGTGCTACCCAAAAATTATTCTCAGCAAAGGCCCTTTGTACACCTGCTGCCGTATCCATAACAACTAATGCAGACCTAACGGCTTTATTATCTTCTAGGTATGTTTCAGAAAGTTTGCTTGATGCCGTTATAAAGTCTTTATATACGCCCGCCCTTTGTTTCTTGTCTAGTTTTTCCCAATCGGTTAATTGCTTACCGCCTCTGATGGTTATATCTAAAACTTTACCTTGGTTTTGCTCCATGCCGTCAGCCATACCATCAGCTATATTTTTACCGTACTGCACACCAAGTTCATAGAAATCCTCACCTACAAGCTCGTTTAGCCTCATAGCTGAATTGCCCGCAGCGTCAGCCAGTGCCGCATCAAATGTCTCAGTTCCGTTAACGAAGTCAGTTAGCGCCGCCTGAGCAACACTTATTAGTCCGCCCCACCCCGCAGCTATAACATTAAATGAATCAATTGTTTTTTCACCAAGAAACGCCGTAACATTTAACGCTTTGATAATTTCTTCGGAGTAATCAGCAACGAGCTGTCTTGATTCGGCAGCAAATGAACCACTGAACTTATCGAACTCCTTACCAACTTCTCTTATTTTTTGTACATCAAGCTTTGATAGTGTGGTGTCTAAATCTGAGAATTCGCTAGTTAGGCTTTTTAATGCGTCACCGCCGTTTACCAGTAAAGGTATTAAGTCAGTAGTGTCGGACGCCATACCCTCAAGAGCAAATGACATTTGATTAGCACCAACGCCGGCCGCTTCCATTTGAGCAACCATAGCTTGTAAAACTTCAGTACCCGACATGGTAGAGAATCGCTCAGCCATAACCTGAGCCTCTTGCGATGTTATTTTCATTATGTCAACGAAATCTTGAAAGCCACCGCCGCCAGTAGTAAGAAACTCACCTATTTTCTCGTTGGTGTCTTTACCTATATCACCAAGCTTTTCAAGTGATATGCCTACCGTATTGGTAGCAAATGCCATTTCTTGCAGTCGCTCGACTGAATCACCTGTTCTGTTAGATGCAATCTCAAGCTCTCTAGCAAATGCGGATGCCTCCTTTACGGCAGCGCCAACGGCAGCAGCAACGGCTAATGTAGCGGCGGCAGCAGCGGCAGCACCTTTAGTGAAGTTTGAAAATGATTTATCTGTTTTTTTGACTGAGCCGTCAAGCGCATCGAGCTTTTTGTCAGTCTTAGTTAGAGCGTTGTCTAGCTTTGCGGTTTTAGCGTCAAGCTCAACTATTAGTTTTTCAGTTGCGATACATCACCACCATCGAGCCATTTTTGCGTGGCTCCGTTTAGTTTTCGTTCGTAGTTAAGCATGACAGTTAAATCTATTTCAGAATCACTCTGCTCTGATAGATAGTTGATCTCAACTAAGTCTAATTGCCATGCTTCGCTTGGTGCTATCTTTAATTCTTTTACGCAGTATTTGAAGTAATCCCAGTGTTTAACGCTGAACTCTTCCACTTTTACGTATGATTGACCTAAGTAATTACTTTTTTTTTATCAAGGTCTGAGTAATAAGCGCTAACATCAGTTGCAAGTTTAGTTACAACCATAGGCCAAGGCTCGCACATATCAGTATCGCTGTCGGTAGGCATCCAACCAACACGAAACATAGAATCTTCAATCTCAGCTAAAGGAATGCTTTTATTTTCCTGTACTATTAAGCAATGAAATAATTTTGCAATAACGTCAAAAGTTTCCATTCCGAAAGCTTCTTTTAGTCTTTCAACAGTACCAAGATCTGCGTTATTTCTAAATAACTCTAAGTAGCACATAAGTAGGTAATTTAAATCTTTACCTGTTTGCTCATGAAATGACTTACAAGCCGCAAGATTTAACTTGCAGCTATAAGCCTTAAAGCATAGATTTATTTGCATTATACATCTGCCGCTGGAACGTATGTAATAACACCGCTAGAGTTGAATGACATTGCTGTTGATACTTTAGCGCCATGCGGGATAGTATCGCTCAAGCCTGTAGGAACAAATAAGCCTGTAAATGATTCATCAGTTACAGCGCCTGAACCTGTAAAGGTTAGCGTGTAAGTATCCTGAGTGCCAATAAGCGAATCAGCGCGAATTTTTCTGAATTCCGTGTCGTTATTGTAGGTGAAGTCACCCGCAAAAATATGCTGCTTTGTTGCTAGTTCACCATCTAAATATGTAACGTTGTCACCGTTTGACTTGTTACCAATTTCTATGGGAGTACCGCCGAATGTATGGGTAAAATCACCTTGGCCCACGATAGCGCCTGATGTGTTGTTTACTACTATTGCTGTGCCGTTAATTTCGCCTGCCATGATTTCTACCTCGTACTAAATGTTAAATAATTAATTGATATGTCGCGCTGATACCAAGCTTCACTTTCTGAGCCGGTGTTAACAGTGCTTTCTAATGCTTGAACCGTTTGAGTAGTATACACCATTTGAGTGT